AGGTAGTGGGGGTTCAACGGGAGTTAGAAGCACAAATGGATTAGCATTAGGTAGTAGAGGTGATGGCGGAAATGATGGAAATGTACAATTTCAAGAGGCTATTTTCTACGCATCGGATGAATCAACCAACCGCAGCGGCATAGAAACGAACATCAACGACTTCTACACTATATACTAATGGCATACTACACAAGCACAACAAGAAGCGAATTGGAAGCCTACAATACTTCAGTAGTTAATGGCGAGGGATATGATGGCGTTTATACTACGGATTGGGCTACTATCATAGAACATCCAAACGGAAGCGACTACGCTATCTTAAAACACGATAGCTATACGGCTGAACTTACGGAAGAAGAAACATTAGGGACTGAATGGTATCCTGCTCAAGAACTATGACAAGGAAATATGAATTTGTAGATGAGGCAGCAGCAGATGCTGCAATAGACCTCTTAAGAGATGAGGAAGGAAACCTAACTGAAGCAGTAGTGAAGTTAGGCTATCTTACCACAACTCCTGCAACATATGATGAAGAAGGAAACGAACTCACACCTGCTATAGTAAGTGAGAAGTATGCCGTAGATGTACATTGGAAGAAAGTACCTAACCAAGAGTGGCAGCAGTATTTAGTCTGGCCTACTCCTATGGGCATTCACTCCTTTGGTAGTTCATCAGCAAGAGATGAATACGCATTAGCCTACTGCATCCTATACCCTAACTCAACATATTGTAACCCACCAGATGAAGAAGAACTATATACCGAGTAGAACATCTCCAAAGGGAGGTAGAAGAGGATGCTTATGTTGGGAGACTGCAACCTACTCTATAGACTGTTGTGATGGAAGTGTCCGAGCGCAGGGGATAGGGTTGTTGATAGACACAGACCCTCCAACAGGGTATACCATCTCTTGGAATCAAGATGTCTTGGATTTCCAGAACTACTTAACTGCGAGTTTTAATGTAGGGAATGGTCAAGCCTTTGCTTATGTCTACTATACTATTACAGATGGTCAAGGAGGTGAGGTAGTAGGCAACTACGATATGGGTAACGATACTGATGTAGATGTTCCTGTAGATGTGTCAACTCTTGCAGATGGCACTTTAACTCTTGCAGCTTACTTGGCTGACCCTAACGAGGGAGTAATTATAGAGGATACGGTTAGTAAGATAGTAGAGACATCGGAGTATGTATATACGCTACAGGCGAGGATGGATGTATTTGAGGCGGAGGCTTGTACTTACGCAGCGTTGAATGAATTGGTAGCAATTGAAATAGTATGAATGCATTAGAGGCAGCAAGTTTGGTAATGATACCGAGTGGCTATGAGAATGGTACATTGGGTAGTTTGAAGCCGTTAGATGGAACAGGAGACTTTACCTTCAGTAGAGGTAGTGATATCAGTGCTACGAGAGTTAATGAGGATGGCTATATAGAGAAGGGGTATGAGAATCTCTTGTTGCAGAGTAACTCTTTTGATACGACTTGGATAATTTCATCCGCAAGTGTAACAAGCGGTCAAGCAGGATACGATGGAAGCAATGATGCTTGGCTTTTAGAAAAGTCAGGAAGTACTGGAAGGGTTATACAATCCGTAAATGTTAGCGGAGTTCAAGTATTTAGTTTTTATGCGAAAGCAAATACTTCATCTTGGGTTAGAGCTTTAATAAATCCTGCTGCTTTAGTGTATTTTGACTTATCTACTGGTTCCGTTGGTTCAAATCAGTATGCTGGATTCGTAGATGCTAAAATTGAAGATGTAGGTAATGGGTGGTATAGATGCTCTTTGATTGCTAATGGTTCATCAACAATTGTAAATATAGTTGTAGCCGATGCAGATGGAGACACAAGCGGCACAAGCGGTTCCATCTACATCCAAGATGCAATGCTCAATCAAGGTATGGTCAGTTACCCTTATGTAGAGACTACTACTGCTCCTGTAGCAGGAGGGATACTTGAGGATATGCCGAGATTAGATTATAGTGGTTCTTGCGCAAGTTTGAAATTAGAGCCTCAAAGGACTAATTTGATTAGGCATAGTGAATACTTTAGTGATAGTTTATGGTCGGGTCGTGTTCAAGTAACTGATAATGCAACTATATCTCCTGAAGGAAAAAACAATGCTGCTTTACTATCCGACACTTCAGTTTCTTCTACACTCTCTTACATTAGGGCACTTGGTACAGGTGCTACAACAATAGGAGCAACATACACTCTTTCTTTATATGTTAAACCAAAAGGAAATAGTAGGTCTTTTAAATTTTGGGCAAGAAATACAGATGCACCTATCGCTTTTTTTGATTTGGTGGAGGGAACAACAAACGAACCTTCAACATCTACTATTGAATCTGTCGGTAATGGATGGTTTAGAGTTTCATCAACAGGTCAATTAGTCTCTGGAACTTTAGCGGCTTATTTTTATGTTTACACTAATGCCGATAATGTTGAAGGATTCTATGTATGGGGCGCACAACTTGAGCAAGATGCGACCTATCCCACAAGTTACATACCTACATATGGTACATCGCAAACGAGGTTGAGAGATACGACTGCTACTTTATCATCTTCTGCTATTGCAGGGGCTACCGAGTTCACTTGGTTTTTTGATAATACAAATGCTACAATTGTACCAGCGGCTCTACCTATATTTTTTTTGAGAAGCGATACTAATAATAATTTGATTTATTGGGCAACTCAAGGAGGTCGTTTTAATAGTGTTACTTATTTTGGATTTTCTGATTCTGTCGGTAAAGTATGTGTAAAGTATGATGGTACAACATTTACAATGTTTCTAAATGGGGAAAAATCAACAGACACTCTTACTAAAAGTTTTGGAACAACGAGTGAATTAAGAGCATTGAATTATACAAATGAAGGATTTAGTGGTCCGTTACATCAAATGCTATTCTTTAAGACTGCCCTATCCGATGATGAGTGTATAGAACTAACAACGATTTGATGAATGAAGCTGACAGAAAATTTAAGCCTTGCCGAAGTGACCAAATCTGTGACTGCTTTACGACACGGGATTGCCAACACACCAACGGTTACGCACCTAATCAATTTGAAGGAAGTAGCCAAGAATATCTTTCAACCTTGCCGAGAGCATTTTGGAATGCCATTAGCAGTTACCTCTGGTTACCGCAGCGAGGCTTTGAACGATTTAATAGGTGGGTCAAAAAGGTCGCAACATTCCAAAGGCGAAGCTCTTGACCTTGATACACAAGTCTACGGAGGGTTTACCAATCGTGAACTCTTCCTGTACATCAAAGACCATTTAGAGTTTGACCAACTCATCGGAGAGTTTCCAGATAATGTAGGCGAGTTCGCTTGGGTGCATTGCAGTTATAAAACGGAGGGTAATAGAGGTGAAGTACTGATAGCGTACAAAGACGATAACAACAAAACCAAGTACGCAAAATGGTAAAGCGTTGTTTAGGCAATTTGAAGGAGATATTCCTCTACGCTGATAGTCAGCCTACGGAGATAATGTTAGGTGCGTTAAACTTCATCCTATTACTTCCTGCGACTATTATAGAGTTGGGTTGGATACCTGCGTATCAAATCTATGGTATGGTAGTGGGGTTCTATCAGCTCTTTGCGGTGGCTCGTAAGAACATCAATATGAGGAAGACTGCCTCACTCCTCTCATTTACAGTCTTTAGTACAACCGTAACATTTTACGCTCTTGAAGGTTATCTTAATAACTCCGCTTCTCATTGGGGTTGGGTAGTCCTATGGCTATCCTCGTTGAGTAGTGTTAAAAGAGTACACGCAGAATACTGGCATAGACAATGGAACAACAAGGTGTAATTATAGCGGTGGTTACCGCACTAACCTCTGGAGCAGCTTGGAAGTTTTGGGAGCAACGACTCAAGGCTAAACAACAGGAGAAAGAGATGAATAGGGAAGAGGACTTTGCCTATCGTGATGACTTAAAAGCTCGTGTACAACGGTTAGAAGATTTGTTGACCGAGAGCAATGAAAAGGTATTAGCTTTGACGGCAGAGGTACACGCCCTACGAACGGAGGTACACTTCTTGACTAAAGAAAACGAAAGACTAAAAAACATACGATGAACGACACGGACTTTGGATTCTCAAACGACTTTGAGGACTTTGTAAATGATTTAACTAACGATACTGCTAACGACAAGGCTTGTTCTATTGACAACCCAGATTGTGAGGCTTGTGGTTCGTAAGTGGTGTATTACCGAACCAAAGGAATGTACTTGTAAAAAGAATTGTAATGAACCCACTAATAACAAAACTACTCGGAAAAAGCGCACAGGAGACGATAGAAGCCGTTTCTAATGTCGTAGATAGGTATGTATCCACTCCAGAGGAGAAAGCTGCTCTAAAGGACTCTATTGAGAAAGAGATTAGCTCTCGTTGGAGAGCGGATATGAAAAGCGACAGTTGGTTAAGCAAGAATGTAAGACCACTAACCTTGATTGTAGTAATAGCGTTTCTGGTAGTGACTACTTTCTTTGATGGGTTGGGCTACCTACAGGTAGACCCTGCTTGGATAAGTTTGTGGAATATGTTAAGTGTAACAGTTGTAGGTGGATACTTCGCAGTACGCTCTTTAGATAAGAGAGGTAATGTTAAGTAGTTTGTGAAAAACTAATACGCAGGTCAAAGAGCAGAATCTTTATCTTTGAGCAACAAATAGATAGTAAAAGGGTTAACCTTTTATACATATAGCGAAGCTGATGTCCGTGATATAAGTCAGTTAGCGTTGAAAGAACAAGACCAATTAGGAAGTGGGAGTCACGGCTCACAACCTTTGAGGTCTTTTTTTTTGACATAACAGGAGAGTTTATACCAGTTTGACTCCTACATCTAAATGTAACAACATCCTCAAACGAAAGGGCTTTAAACCCTACCAAGTAAAGTAAGCTGATGTTAGGTGCAATGTTCCCCCACCCCAACAACACCCACTCCGAAGAATGCAAAAACTACGATTAGGAGGTCAGTTACGATATAAGGTTGCTATATCTGGAAGAGTACGGCTTTAGTAAGATATATGCTTAAATTGAGAGAGAGGGGTTTGTAGACCCCTCCTATTATATCTCTCTTTTGAAGAGTTGACTTATATCCTATTGCTTTAATAATATGCCCTCTAAATAGAGTTGCATAGTAGGGGGTGGTGTATCCACCAACTAAAAAGAGATGAAAAAAAATACCCCAAGATGTAGAGTGTAAATAATTTTGTGTACATTCGTATCAAATCAAAAACACTTATTATGTCAACTAAAGACCAATACATAGACTTATGTGAAGCTCGTGTAGATGCACTTGTAAACGAAGTAAGACTCCTGAAGGAGTTCATCATTAGAGACTATGCCGCTAAAGGCATCTCTGGAACAATGGCAATGGATATTTTTAAAGAATTCAAAAAGAATAATGAAGACAATAGTCAAGATTAAGCAGACTGAATACCCAGAGAACTATGAAATCAACGAAACAACAATACAAGACTACTTCTACTTACACTTCGGATTTCCCGATGACAGGAGACTACACGCAAGACACAACTATGCACACCTCTCCAAGTACCACACAAAAGAAATTGACACCAAGCTACTATTTAGGTGAGTACAAAGGTATTGAGGCATTTGATGTGTGTATGGATTTCGCAAGAGACTCCTACAACATTGGTGTAGCAATCGCATATCTACTTCGTGCAGGTAAGAAGAAAGACAATCCTAAAGCACAGGACTTGCGCAAGGCTATACACCATTTAGAAAAGGAATTGGAATATGAAGAAAGATTTAACCCTACAACTCAAGCTACCGAAGACGATAAGTCTTAACGCACTCTATGCAGGTAAGCATTGGACATTTAGAAAAAAAACAAAAGATGAATATAAAAAAATCGTTGAAGCAGAATTGGCTCGTTACGACCACCATTTTGCAGAGAGTATGTCTATCCATATTAGGTACAATACTCGTGCCGATGTGGACAACCTTGTACTTGTTTCAAAATTTACTGCTGATACTCTCGTTACTAACGAATGGATTGCAGACGATAATC